ACCAGTTACATTAACACCATGATAAAAAAATTAAAAAATTTTATTGCAAAATTGTTTAAAATTAAACAATGTAGATGTAAAGGAGAAACAGAATAATGGCTGGAATAAGTTATAGCGGATTAGTTACACAAATTAGAAACTACACAGAAGTAGATTCAAATGTTTTAACTGCAGATCAATTAGAAAATATAATTTTAAACGCTCAATATAGAATTATGAGAGATTTGCCTATTGATGCAGATAGGAAACAACAAACAGGAAATTTAGTGACAGGTCAAGAAACAATTAATGCTCCTGGTGGAGCTTTATTTATAAGAGCAATACAGGTTTACGATTCTACATCAGCTACTACAGGAGCAAATGTTTTTTTAGAAAAAAAAGATGTTTCATATTTACAAGAATATGTGTCGTCAACAGAATCAGCTAAAAGAGGGCAACCTAAATATTACGCTATGTTTGGTGGTGCTACTGGCGATGGTGACACTAATTCTGGGAGAATGATGTTTGCCCCAGTGCCTGATACAACATATAAGTTTAGAGTTCATTATAACAAAATGCCAGCTACTTTAGCCTCAGATAATACTACTAATTATATTAGTCTTAATTTTCCAAATGGACTGTTATATTGTTGTTTATCAGAGACATATGGATTTTTAAAAGGGCCTATAGATATGTTGACATTATATGAAAATAAATATAAACAAGAGGTACAAAAGTTTGCTAACGAGCAAGTTGGTAGAAGACGAAGAGATGACTACACTGATGGCGCTGTTCGTATTCCAATAACCTCAGCAAACCCGTAGGAGATTAAATTATGGCAATAACATCAGCAATTTGTAACAGTTTTAAAACTGAAATTTTAAAAGGAGTGCACAACTTCACGGCATCTTCTGGGGATACTTTTAATATAGCTTTATACACAAGTGATGCTACATTAAACAAATCAACAACTGCTTATACAACTTCAAACGAAGTTTCTGGTACAGGTTATACTGCAAAAGGAAATGCATTAACAAGTCAAACTCCAGTTTTATCTACAGACACAGCGGTTTGTGATTTTTCAGATACGAGTTTTACATCAGCTTCTTTTACAGCAAGAGGATGTTTAATTTTTAATGATTCAGCAACAAGTGATCCAGCAGTTTGTGCAATTGATTTTGGATCAGACAAAACTGTAACTAGCGGAACTTTTACAATTCAATTCCCAACAGCAGACGCATCAAACGCTATCATTAGAATAGCATAAGGAGGAACTCCTTATGTCTACTACCTGGGGACAACATTCTTGGGGAGATAACTCCTGGCAATCTAACATTACAACTATAGAACCTACAGGACTTTCTAGTTCTTCTTCAGTTGGAAGCGGTACAAATATGGGTGTACCTCTCACTGGATTTGGAGGATCTACCTGGAATGCTGGTGAATGGAATCAAGTCAATGATAACTCAGCTGTTCTTACAGGTTTTGAATTAACATCATCTTTGAATCCAGATGGAGTGTTATCTTTTCAATCAAATGGTTGGGGTAGAAGCACGTGGAACACTGAGCCTTGGGGTGAAAGTGATAACCCTGTAGTTAAAGTAACAGGAGTTTCTGCAACTTCATCTGTTGGTGATGGAACTAATATGGGTGTTCCTCAACAAGGTTGGAGTGGTAAGTCTTGGGGAGATAATAACTGGGGTGAATTACCTAATATAGACGTTTTCCCTACAGGTTTAGAATTAACTGGTTCTGTTGGTGCAATCGATGCTTATAATGAAGTTGGTTGGGGCCGTGATGGTTGGGGCGAAGAATTATATGGTCAAGCAAATGACTTTGCTATAATCTTAACAGGTTTATCTGCAACATTCTCAGTGGGTTCACTATCACCTGCTGACGTAGAAGGTTTAACAGGAGTAAGTTCAACAACTTCCATTGGTTCTGTAACCATGATTGGAGACGTTGCAGTAACTCCAACTGGACAATCAGTAACAGCCTCTCAAGGTTCACTATCACCTGCTGATGTAATGGGAGTAACTGGTATAAGTGCAACAATATCTGTTGGAACTTTATCACCTGCAGACGTAATGGGAGTAAGTGGTGTAAGTTCTTCAGTATCTATAGGTGATGTATCAACAAATTCAAATCCTATTATAGATTTAATAGGATTTGCGTTAACTTCTTCAACTGGAACAATTGATCCTGCAGATCAATTCATGGGATTAACAGGAGTTTCTGCAACGTCTTCTATTGGTGCATTAGATCCTAATGATCAATCAATGGGATTAACTGGACAATCTGCTACTATTTCTGTAGCTGCTTTTGGAACTGCTTCAGGCTTTGGAATTCAATCATATTCAGATGTTGACACTGGTTCTAATTCATCGTATACAGATGTTGCAACAGGCTCAAATACAACATATAGTGACGCTGCATAGGAGAAAATTATGGCATCAACATTTACACCTTTAGGTGTTGAACTTCAAGCAACTGGTGAAAACGCCGGTACATGGGGAACAAAAACTAATACTAATTTACAACTTATTGAACAAATATCTGGTGGATTTACACAACAATCAATAGCTGGTGGAGCACAGACTACAACTTTATCTGTATCTGATGGATCAACTGGTGCTGTGTTATCTCACCGAATGATAGAATTTACAGGTACAATTACAGGAAACCAAGTAGTAACAATACCTTTAGATGTTCAACAATTTTATTTTTTAAGAAATTCAACATCAGGTTCACACACTGTACAATTTAAATATGTATCTGGATCTGGTGATTCTTTTACTTTTTCCGCAACTGATAAAGGCGATAAATTAATATTTGCATCAGCAAGTGATGGAACAAACCCTAACATTATTAGTTTAGCTTTTGGTCCAGGATCATTATCTAATGTTAGTGAAGACACAACTCCACAACTTGGTGGTGATTTAGATGTCAACGGTAATGATATTGTTTCAACATCAAATGCAGATATTGATATTATTCCTAATGGAACAGGAGATATAAATTTAGGTGCAGACACGGTTCAGGTAGGAGATAATGATGCTAATGCCACAATAACTACACAAGGCACAGGAGATTTAATATTAAATACAAACAATGGCACAAATGCTGGTAACATTACTTTAGCAGATGGTGCTAACGGAGATATAACAATTTCTCCAAATGGAACTGGACAAGCTAAAGCAGTGGATGCTGCAGATGCTACTGGTTCAATTAAAATTGCTGGTAAAGAAACTATATGGGTTCCAGCAGTTGCAATGTACCCTAACTCAACAAATGGTGCAGAAGCTGAACAAGTAGAATTATCAAATGGTCCAGAAATTAAAACTTTAGATTTTGACAAAGACTCAGATGAGTTTGCACAGTTTGCAGTTGCATTTCCTAAATCATGGAATGCAGGCACAGTAACTTTTCAAGCTTTCTTTACAGCGACTTCAACAGATACAGGAACTACAGCATGGGGATTATCTGCTGTAGCTTTAGCTGATAGCGGTGATTTAAACACAGCTTTTGGAACACAAGTTGTTGCAACAGCAAAAGCACACAGTGGAACATCAAATGATTTAGATGTTGCAGCTGAAAGTGGAGCCGTAACAATAGCAGGATCACCTGGTGCAGATGAATATGTTTTCTTTCAAATATCAAGAGATGTTTCAGCTGATGATTTAAATGCTGATGCTAGATTACTTGGAATTAAACTATTCTTTACTACAAGTGCTGCTAACGACGCATAAAAGGTATAGAATATGAGAGATATTAAAAATAAACTTACGACAGGTAAGAACACAAAAAACATACAATCTCACAAAGGTAAATCATTTGGTTATCAAATTTTAGGATTTGGTTCTGCTGGAGTAGGTTGTACAGATTTTATATGTGCATCTGGCGGTACCATAGTAGAATGTGGAGCTTTTAGAACTCATGTTTTTACATCATCAGGAACTTTTTGTGTAGCTAGAGCGGAAGTACCTGCCAACAATAATGTAGACTATTTAATTATTGGTGCTGGCGGTGGCGGTGCATCCCACAAATCTGGAGGCGGAGGAGCAGGAGGTTTTAGAGCCTCTTCTGGTGCAGCTTCTGGTTGTTACACAGCTAGTCCTTATGGTTCTGGAGTATCAGCACAACCCGTTTCGGTTCAAGGCTATCCTATAGTTGTAGGTGCTGGTGGCACTGTTTCTACCAATGGTATTCGTGGAGGTAATTCATCAGGGTTTAGTATAACTGGAACTGGTGGCGGTGGCGGATTAGCATCAACTAACAGTGATCCTGAATCATCAGGAGGATCAGGCGGAGGAGCAGGAGGCGGCGGAGGAGCCGGCTCAGCAAGTCCACCAGGTCAAGGAAATGGTGGTGGAAGTGGATCAGGCGGAAGTCACAATGGAGCTGGCGGAGGCGGCGGAGGAGCTGGATCGGCCGGCGGCGGAGCTTCAAGTAACCAAGGAGGTCCAGCTGGAGTTGGTGAAGGATCAGCTATTACAACAAGTTCTTGTTTTGGAACACCAGGGCCAAGTGGTTCTTTAAGATATTATGCCGGTGGAGGCGCAGGAGGAGCTGATGGCCGAGGAGGTGGAAACCCAGGATCTCAACCCGGAGTAGGTGGAGGCGCAAATGCAAACAGCACTAGCACAGACGGAAATAAAGGAACAGCTAACACAGGAGGCGGCGGAGGAGGAATTGATTTTACTCCATCAGGTCAAACAGGACCTGCCGGTGGATCAGGAGTTGTAATGGTAAGGTATCAATTTAAAAAATTATAATATATGGCACATTTTGCAAAAATAAATGATAATAACGTTGTTCTAACAGTTCTTGTTGTAGCTAATAAAGATACAAGTAACGATGAGGGAGTAGAAGTAGAGAGTATTGGTCAAGCATTTTTACAAAAAGTTGCTAATTGGCCTGCTGATAAATGGATTAAAACTTCTTACAATACAAAATTAAATACACATGATTTAGGTGGAACTCCTTTTAGAGGAAACTATGCAGGCATAGGTTTTATTTGGGATGAGGCTAATCAAATATTTTGGCCCCCACAACCTTATGCAAGTTGGATAAAAAATACTACAACTGCAGATTGGGATGCACCTCATAATAATAAACCAGATTTAGATACGACACAGGAAAGTCAGAATGCCGCTCAAACTCATGATTGGACACATAAGTGGGATGAGGATGCTTATCAAGTTGATAATAATACTGGATGGGTAATAGTTAACGAAAGTGCATAAACTGTTTCGTTTCTTAAAAAGAAATGAAGAAATTAATTAATAAGAAAGTATTAAGTGAAACCTCTCTATATTTTGGTAATGTAAAATTACCATCAGATTGGAAAATAGATAGAGATCAACTACTACTTCATGAGGTTTACGCTGATATAAAAAATCAAGATTTTATACCGTGCCCACCTTTTGATATTCTTAATGCATATGTTATGGAACACTTTTTTGTTGAATATAATTTAGTTATAGAAAATATGAAAAACTGGGCGACCGAATATAATCCATTAGAAACTTCAAAACCTTTTTGTCACGTTAATTATAACGACATATCAAAATCACCTGATTATATTTTATTATATGGAGTTAGAACAAAAGATTGCACTGTAAGAATAGAATATAATGAAAACAAAAATTTAAATAAACAGTGGAATATAACTTTAGAAAATAATAAATTTATTATGTTTCCTTCTTCTTGTATGTATTACATAGAAAATAAACAAAAAGAAAAATCAAATTTTATACATTGTATAACTTATAAATTAACATGATGTTAAAAAATAAATATTGGTGTTTTAAATCAGCATTATCACATAAATTTTGTGATGAAGTAATAAAATATGGTTTAAGTCTTAATGAAGTTAAAGCGCGCACAGGACAGGATAAACTACGTAAAAAAAATTTAAAAGCAAGAAACTCAGATATAGCTTGGATAACTCAACCCTGGGTATATAAAGAAATACACGAATATGTTCACGTAGCAAATAAAAATGCAGGATGGAATTTTGATTGGGACTGTTCAGAGGATTTTCAATTTACTAAATATAAAATAGGTCAATATTATGATTGGCATTGTGACAGTTGGGAAAAACCTAATGATGATGAACGATACCCTTTTTTACATGGTAAAATTAGAAAACTATCTGTTACATGTCAGTTAACAGATAAATCCGAATATGAAGGTGGTGAGTTAGAATTTGATTTTAGAAACTATGATCCTAATTTAAGAAATGAAAAAAAACATGTTGTTCAAGCAACAGAAATATTAACTAAAGGTTCTATTATAGTTTTTCCATCACACCTTTGGCACCGAGTAAAACCGGTAACCTCTGGAACTAGATATAGTTTAGTCGCTTGGAATTTAGGATATCCTTTTAAATGAATATATATAAAAATTTTTTAAGTAAACCTGATTGTAATAAACTTAACGACACATTATTGAGTCTTGATTTTCCTTGGTTTTATGCTCCTCATCAAGTTAAAAAAAAAATTACAACCGATAGTTCTTATATGGCTCACTGTTTCTACCGTGATAATGTTATTAATTCTAATTTTTATTATTTAATAAAACCTATTTTAAAAAAATTAAACGTAGATAGTCTTATAAATATTAGAGCTAATCTTTGTTTAAAAAGAAAAATGAAAAATCATTGGCACTCAGATTTTCAAAAAATGAAAACTCATCCTAAAAATAAAGTAGCCATTTACTATGTTAATACAAACAATGGCTATACAGAATTTAAAAACAAAAAAATAAAATCTGAAAAAAATAAAATTGTTATATTTAACGGGGATGTTAAACATAGAGCTATGTATCAGACAGACACAGATACAAGAATAATAATTAATTTTAACTATAAATCAAATTAGTAAATGAAAATATTAATTGTAGGTGGAGGCACGGCTGGTTTAATAACTGCTTTGATTCTTAAATCAAGATTTGAATTTATTCAAATAGATATAATAAAATCTGACGAAATAGGTATTATAGGTGTTGGAGAGGGAACTACCGAACACTGGTCTGATTTTATGAAATTTACTAACATTAGTGAAGAAGAATTAATTAAAGAAACTGGTGCTACTATGAAGGGAGGCATTATGTTTAAAAATTGGACTAATCATGATTATTATCACAACACATATGGATCTTTTGCTAATTTAAAGTTTGCTCATTATTTAGGGGGATATGCTTTTGCCGTAGCTAATAAATTAAAATCAAAAGAATATACAGATCCTCATGCATGGAATAATTTAGTAACTCCATCTGATCCAACAAATCAATATCATTTTGATACTTTTAAACTAAATAAATTTTTACTTAAAAAATGTAAAGAAAATAATATTAATATTTACACGGATAAAATTATTAAAATAAACGTAAAACAAAGTAATATACAAAGTATTGAAAGTAAAAATAAAAAATACAAATATGATTTTTATATCGATAGCACAGGTTTTAAAAAATTACTAATTTCTAAATTAGGTGCTAAATGGAAATCTTACAAAAAATATTTACCTATGAACGAAGCCATAGCTTTTCCTACAGAGGATACATTAGAATACACACCTTATACGACAGCTAAGGCAATGTCTTCGGGTTGGATGTGGAGGATACCAACAAATGGACGTTGGGGAAACGGTTATGTTTTTAATAATAAATACATCAATGCAGATCAAGCACAACGAGAGTGTGAAGATTATTTAGGTCAAAAAATAAAAATAGGAAAAAATATAAAATTTGAAGCAGGTGCTTTAGACAAAGTATGGATAGGAAACTGTGTTGCAACAGGTTTAAGTTCTAGTTTTATTGAACCTTTAGAAGCATCTTCTATAGGAACATCTATACAACAAGCTTTTATTTTGATGCATTTAATAATAAATTATAATCAAACAGATATAGATTTATATAATAAAAAATTTAAAATAATTGTAGAAAATATTAGAGACTTTGTTTTATTACATTATTTAACAAATAAAAAAGATAGTAAATTTTGGAAAGACTATAAATGTAACTTACCTGAGAGTTTAAAACATAATTTAAAAACATGGAAAAAGAGGCTTCCAATAAAAGAAGATTTTAACTGCGAGTATAATTTATTTAAGTCTGAAAATTTTTCAATAATATTAAAAGAATTAAATTTATTTGACATAAAATTAATTAAAAAAGAGTTTGATAATTTATCAAAAAAGTATAAAAATTATTTATACGACAGAATTAAAAAACAAAAAGAATGGGATAATACAGTAGAAACAATAAGTCATAAACAGTATATAAACGATGCATATAACTAATCATTTTGAAACACCTATTTGGGTAGAAGATAAACCAGAATTTATTAAATCTTTAAACAAAGCAAGTAACAAATATATTACTGATGCTCGTAAAAGAGAAAAAGAATATATAAAACAAAATGGTGATTTTGGTAAATCTTATCACTCAACTCCATTGATGAGAGATCCTAATTTTGTAAGTTTTAGAGATTATATTGGAAAAAAATCATGGGAGTTTTTAGATCATCAAGGTTTTGATATGTCACAATACGCAACTATATTTAGTGAAATGTGGGTGCAAGAGTTTGCTAAAAAAGGTGGTGGTCACCATTCAGCACATATACATTGGAATCAACACGTATCAGGTTTTTATTTTTTAAAGTGTAGTGATAAAACTTCTTATCCAAGATTTCATGAACCAAGAACCGGTGCAAGAGCAACTAAATTAAAAATGAAACCTAATGCTCAACTTGCCCCTGGTTCAGAGATAATTCATTTTAAACCAAAACCAGGTTCACTTGTAATATTTCCTGGATATTTAGAACATGAATTTACAGTAGATTTTGGTATTGAACCATTTAGATTTCTACATTGGAACATACAAGCTGTTCCTAAAGATATGGCTAAAGATGGTAACTAAAATTAATAACATTCTTCCTTTTCAAACCAATAAAGACATTATTCAAATGTTAATAAATGAAGCTAGATGGAAAATAGCTAGTGACGTTGGAAGATTTGGAGGAGAGAAACTAAATATTGATGCAAATAAAATGTTAGACGAAAACATAAGTAATGCAGGTTTTTCTCATGTAACGTTTGATAGAAAATTTAATCTTTACATTAACACACCACTTAATTTATATGGCGATATTATTTTTTATACGATTAAAAATAAACTTAAAACAATACAAACCTTGTACAGAATCTATTGGAATTATTATGACACTTCTTCAAAAGCTGCTTTGCATAAAGATGAATTAGAAGATGGTTATTATTCTATTATATATAACTTACATACTAATGATGGTGGAACTGAAATAGATAATAAGTTTTATCCTAGTGTAGAGGGACAAGCTTTAATTTTTCCTAGTAATATTTTGCACAAAGGTATAGCTAGCACAAAATCTAAACACAGATTTAATTTAAATATGATTGTAAAATGAGTTTTAAAAAAAATAAATACACTGTTATAAAAGAAGCAATACCAAAAGAACTTGCAGAATTTTGTTATAATTATTTTTTAATGAAAAGACAGGTGGCTAGAACTTTTTTTGATACAGGATATATATCACCTTTTTCAACTGAATGGGGTATTTGGACAGACGAACAAGTACCAAATACTTATTCTCATTATGCTGATGTTGTTATGGAAACACTATTAATTAGATGTTTGCCTATAATGGAAAAAACAACTAAACTAAAATTAAATCCTACATATTCTTATGCTAGAATTTATAAAACTGGTGATATACTACGTAGACATAAAGATAGATTAAGTTGTGAAATATCTACTACTTTAAATTTAGGTGGTGACCCTTGGGCTATATATTTAGAGCCAAAAAAAAATGTTGGCATTCCTAATGGGAAGAACATAACTTTCAGCAGTAAAAATAAAGGGAAATGTATAGTTTTAAAACCTGGAGATATGTTAGTTTATCAAGGTATGGTTTTAGAACATTGGCGAGAAGAGTTTCAAGGTAATGATTGTGCGCAAGTATTTTTACACTACAATGATCAGAAAAATAAAGATGCAGATAAAAATATATTTGACAGACGTAATCATTTAGGATTACCTGGATGGTTTAGAGGGGGTGAATGAAAATAAAATATGAAATAACTCCTGCATTTAAAATAGATTTTTTTAAAATAAAATGTTGTAATTTTAAAAGTAAGAGAGAACACATAGAAGAGATATTAAAACAATATCCAGAGATACCTATTAATAATTTTAAAAGTAATAGAAATAAAGCTGATTTTACTTGGCAACTACAAGAAATATTTAAAGATGAATTTAATTTTATAAACATTAAATATAATAAAAAAATAGACGTAACTAGAAGTTGGTCAGTAACTTATGATAAAGGTGACTATCATATTCCACATAATCATAGTTCACAGGGTTACTCTGGAATATTGTATTTACGAATGAAAAATGACTCTCCTAAAACAAATTACATACAACCTTGGAATAGTGAAATAGATATGACTAGATCTTATTGTCCCTCGGTAGAAGAAGGTGATATAATGATAGTGCCGCAGTTTTTAATACATTACACAGAACCAAATAAACTTGCGTTTAAAAAAAGGATTATTTCTTTTGATTTTTTGTTAAAATAGTTTTACTGTGCTACTATGCTACAAAAAATAGGATTTCAGCCAGGTATTAATAAACAAATTACACCCACAGCAGCCGAAGGTCAGTGGATAGATTGTGACAATGTTAGATTTAGATATGGATCACCAGAAAAAATAGGTGGTTGGAATCAATTGGGCACTCAAAATGAAAACGAGTTAACAGGTGCAGGTCGTGGACTTCATCATTACGTTAATAGTTTAGGTAGAAGATACGCTATTATAGGCACAAACAGAATTTTATATGCTTACTCTGGAGGTGTATTTTATGATATACACCCAATTAAATCTACAACAACGCTTACAAGTGCATTCAGCACGACCAACGGATCACCGACCGTTACAATAACTTTTGCGTCAGGTCATGGTATTAATCCTCAAGATATAATTTTATTAGACAACTTTACTACAATCACAGGGTCTAATTTTAGTTCCTCTGATTTTGATAATAAAAAATTTATGGTAACTTCTGTTCCAACAACAGAGACAATAACTATTACAATGCCTTCAAATGAATCTGGCTCTGGTGCAACTACATCAGGTGGTATTAGAGTTCAACATTATTATACTGTTGGTTCAGCTGTTCAACAAAAAGGTTTTGGTTGGGGTCTTGGATCTTGGAGTGGTGAAGATACTTCTGCTGTAACAACAACTTTGAACGGAGCTATAAATGATTCAGTAACAAGTGTTACACTTACAGATGCATCACAATTTTCTAGCTCTGGAACAAACTTTATTATTATAGGAAGTGAAGAAATGTCATACACTGGTATTACTGGTAATACCTTAACTGGTGTAACAAGAGGGGTAGCAGGAACATCAGCAGCATCACACAGTGATAGTGCAACAGTTACTTTTTCTACTAACTTTGTTGCATGGGGAGAAGCTGCATCTGGTGACTTAGTATTAGAACCTGGTATGTGGTCATTAGATAATTTTGGTGACAAAGCTATTTGTTTAATTCATGATAGTGCTGTATTTGAATGGGATTCAAGTTTATCAACTGCAACAGATACAAGAGCAACTATTATATCAGGTGCACCAACTGCATCTAGACATATGGTTGTATCAACACCAGATCGTCACTTAGTTTTTTATGGAACAGAAACAACAATAGGAAATCCAGCAACACAAGATGATATGTTTGTTAGATTCTCGGATCAAGAAAACATAAATACTTATGTGCCTACGGCAACTAACACAGCCGGCACACAAAGATTAGCTGATGGATCACAAATCAGAGGAGCAATCAGAGGTCGAGATGCAATCTATGTTTGGACTGACACTGCATTGTTTACTCAACGTTTTGTTGGTCAACCATTTACATTTGCATTCTCGCAGGTTGGAACTAACTGTGGGCTTGCAGGACAAAATGCATGTGTTGAAGTTGATGGTGCTGCGTATTGGATGTCAGAAAATGGTTTTTTTAGATACGCTGGTAAATTAGAATCATTACCATGTTTAGTGGAGGATCATGTTTATGATGATATAAATATGGAGTCAGGAAACCAAATGATTTCCGCAGGGCTAAATAACTTGTTTGGTGAGGTTATGTGGTTTTATCCTGGTTCAACATCTTCTGTTGTAAATAAAATGGTTGCATATAATTATTTTGATTCATCACCACAACGACCAGTTTGGACTGTTGGTACACTTGCGAGAACAATGTGGCAAGACTCTGCTGTATTTACAAAACCGCACGCTCTTGAATATGATGCTAGTACGGATACATCTTTTGATGTAATTGGTAACACAGAGGGTAGAACATCATACTATGAACACGAAACAGGGACAGATCAAAATAGAAATGGAACTATAACTGCAATTATAGCAACTATAAATTCTGGAGATTTTGATATTAGTCAAAGGCGATCAGCTCAAGGAACACAAACAGGTTTAGCTGATCTTAGAGGAGATGGTGAATTTATAATGAAGATAAGAAGATTTATACCAGACTTCATATCTCAAACAGGTAACACACAAGTTACATTACAATTAAGAAACTTTCCTAACGATACACAATCTAGTTCTGCACTAGGACCTTTTACAGTTTCATCATCTACACAAAAAGTAGATACACGTGCTAGAGCCAGAGCAATTGCGTTAAAAATAGCAAATACAGGTTCTTCGCAAAGTTGGAAATTAGGAACTTTTAAATTAGACATACAACCAGATGGACGTAGATAATGGCAAAGATAGTACAAGTATTAACAAGACCTGCACAAGAGTATGATTATACAGTTGCAGAGGCTCAAACTAGAGATATAGATGGTATTATAATAAAATTAAATACTACGTATCAACAAGAATTAAAGGATGAGGTAGAAGCTCAAAACTTCTTTTTACAATAATGGCTAATAGTTTTATAAATAAAAAAGCAGATTTAACGACAACAGATTTAACTACTTTATATACTGTGCCAAACGCAAAAACATCTGTAGTAAGATCATTGTTAGTATCTGAGGACGCTGGATCAGGAAGCACAATAACTGTAACATTAGTTGATTCTAATAGTAATGTATTTAATTTATTTAAAGATAAAGCAATAGCATCTAAAGCAACAACAGAACTTTTATCTCAACCTCTTGTAATGGAGGAGAGTGAGGTATTAAAAGTACAAGCTGCTGACGCGAACGAGCTGCACGTCATAGCTTCAATATTAGAAATACAGCCGCGAGAGGTAACAGCATAATGAAAGAACTAACACCAGAAAAAATAATAGAAAAGATAACTAACAAAAAAACAGGTGAAGAATATAAGGATGATAAAGAGTGGAAAGCAAAGGGTATATTACCAGAGGATATTAGGCGAGATATAACGGTAGTAATGCCAAGCCTTGATTTATTAGGAAAAACAAAATAAGATAGAACGATGGCCATAACTAGAACTCAAATAGCAAAACAATTATTAGCAGAAGGTGGACGTACCGGATATAGAGTAGGAGGACAAGGTGGGCGAGCTGCCGAGGGACCTGTTGAAAGACCTAGCGGTCCTTCAGGAGATACTAATAGAGAAAATAGAATAGGTGATCAATATACATCTCCAGAAGGTAAAGCAGTAGATAGAGGTATAGATAACAGAAGAGTAATTGATACAATAAAAGGGCTTCCTGATAAACTAAGGCAGTTTGGTCTTAAAAATGTGCTTAATCAAGAACTACGTAATCCAAAAACTCTTTTAGGTCAAATTATATCTACTACTAAACCTACTGATTTAACCGCACAAGACTATCAAGATATTCTTGGATCTCCAGAGTTAGATCAATTTGGTTTTACAGGAAAAGATTTAACAAGAGCAAATGAAGTAATTGATGCACTGGGTAAATCAGAAAAAGGAAATTTAAGTCAAACTGAATATGAGAAAGCTTTTTTTGGTCCTAAAGGTCCTCCCACTGTAGATGACAGGGGAGAAGGTGTAGTGTTGCCTAGAATATACGGTATCCCAGCACTAAGAACCGAGGAACAAGAAACAGAAACAGAAGATCCTCAAGGATTAGAAGGTTTAAGATTAGCGTTTAGAGCTGATGGTGGACCAATAGGTGGTGAGTATGATTTTGAATCTGCAAGACAAATGTATGGTTTAGGTAAACTTGTTAAAAAAGTTACAAGAACAGTTAAGAAGATTGCAAAGTCACCAGTTGGTAAAGCTGCAATAACTGCAGCTTCATTATATTATATGCCCAAATTTGGTATAAAAGCTCAAGGTGGTTTAACACCTTTTTTACAAGGTGCTAAAACAGGATTAACAAATTTAATCGCAGGTGCTCCAATGGCTGATTATCCTGGAAGAGGACCTGGTTTATTTTCTAAAATACCAGGTGGCGCTGTAACAGCAGGTATAGTAGGAGCATCAGCATTAGCAGGATTATTAACATCGGAACAAGAAGAAGAGGCACAAACACTAGCAAAAGAAGAGGGTATAGATATAGAAGCAGCTAGAAACTCTATTTTAAACGCTGGAACTTCACAAGATTTTAGAGCAAGAGCATTTAGAGGAGCAGATGGTGGATCTGCAAAAGAACCAGTGGCTAAAAAAACTATGCCATTACTAGATATGGGTGGACAAGAGATGGATTTAAGAGCTGAAGGTGGCTTTGTGCCAATAGGTAGAATGGAAAAAGCAGACGATGTACCTGCAAGATTATCTAAGAATGAGTTTGTATTTACAGCTGATGCTGTAAGAAATGCAGGTGAAGGAGATGTAGACAAAGGCGCAGAAGTTATGTATAACATGATGAAAAACCTCGAATCCGGAGGTGAAGTATCTGAAGAATCGCAAGGATTAGAAGGCGCAAGAAGAATGTTTCAAACATCACAAAGATTAGAGGAAGTATTATAATGGCTGTACAAGAAACCAGAACCCGTCCACCAGCGTTTATTGAAGATATAGGAAAAGATCTTGCAACACAGATCACGGCACAATCAGGTGTACCCGTTGTATCGACAGGTTTGGCTGGTATATCACAACAAGCAGGTGAGACAGCGGAAGATTTTCAAGCTAGACAACAAGCAGCTAGAGAATTTACCACAAGACAACAGAGTCTAACAGGACTTGCACCAACTGTTGCAGCACAAGATAGATTACAACAACAAGCACAGCAAGTTGCAGAAGCAGGTATAGGTACTTTTCAACCATTTTTAGATAGAGCCTCAGCTGCAGCCACGACTGCTGGAACAACATTAGGTGGAGTAGGTTTAGGAGCAACAGCTTTTCAACAAGGTGTACAAGATTTTATGTCACCATATCAATCACAGGTGATTGACGCAACACTCGCAGAATTTGATCGTAACAGAGATATACAAGAACAAAGTATACGAGATCAACAAGCGAAATTGGGTGTGCTCGGCGCTGGTCGAGCGGGCGTACAACTCGCCGAGTTTGGTACGGGGGCGGCAAGAGAACGTGCATTATTACAAGCAGGACTCTTGCAACAAGGTTTTGGTCAAGCGGCAGCGCAAAGACAACAAGACATTGCTAATAGAGGTGCATTGGCGGCACAGCAACAAGGATTAGGTTCGTTTCAAGCAGGATTAGGTGCACAACAACAAGCATTAACAGGCAGAGATGTAAGCCAACTTGGAACATTGGGCGCAATGAACCAAGCGCAAGCACAAGCAGGACTTGATGCAACAAGAGAAGCAGCAAGACAAGCTACATTCTTACCACAACAACAACTAGATAGATTTGCTGGTCAAGTTACAGGACTAATGGGTGGATACCCTGCATCAGGTATTACACAAACAGCAATACCTAATCCTACACCATTACAGACAGCTCTTGGTGTTGGAACAACACTTGCTGGTATTTACAAAGGTTTAGGACAAGGCAAAGCAGCATTTGACGGGATTATTTAATGAATAGAATTTTAAAAAGACCCATGTTTAGAATAGGTGGATCAGCAGGGACTGGTATCACATCAGGATTAGACAAACCAAGAAAACAATATTCAACTGGAACACCTAATCCATACAATATGGGAGCTTTTGCTCCTGGATCAACAGCTGGTCTTTTAACTGGTATTGGATTAGATTTATTATCAAGACCACCAGGAGGAAATATATTTCAAACAGTTGCATCCGCTGCTAAAGGTCCTTTACAATCTTTTCAAGCAAATCAAGCAGCACAAATGAAAACAGCATCAGATAGAAAATTTGCAAGAGAATTATCACAAGAAGAAATGGATTTTCAAAGAGAATTACAAACAGAAAAATTAGCTGCACAAAAAGAAATAGCTGGTATGAGAACAACTGACACAACTGAAAGAATACAAGCTATTGCAGATACAAAATATGATGGTGATACA